ACAGATTAAAGTAAAAATAGAACTCTATCATGATAATTTTCAAAACTATAAAAAATATAATATTCCCAAAGCACAGTTAGTTATAGCAGATATACCCTATAACATTGGTATCAATGCTTATGGAAGCAGTCCGCAATGGTATGTTGATGGGGATAATAAAAATGGAGAAAGCGGTTTAGCAGGGAAACAATTTTTTAATACAGATAAGAATTTTAACTTATATGAATATATGCACTTTTGCAGCACTTTGTTAATTAAAGAACCTAAAGAAAAAAACAAAGCTCCGGCAATGGTAGTATTTTGTTCTTTCAGCCAAATACCAACATTGATTGAGGTAGGCAAGAAACATGGATTTGCTAATAGCTATCCTTTGTTTTTCATTAAAGATTATAGTCCGCAGGTGCTAAAAGCAAATATGAGGATAGTTGGTGCGACAGAACACGCAATAGTTTTGTATCGAGACAAGTTACCTAAATTCAATAACAACGGAAGAATGATATTCAATTGGATGAGGTGGCCTCGAGATAACAAAACTGTAAAATTACACCCAACACAAAAACCCATCCCGTTGCTTAAAACATTAATAAGTTTATTTACAGATGTAGGAGATGTAGTTATTGACCCCGTTGCTGGAAGTGGAACAACACTAAGAGCTGCAGCTGAACTGAATAGACATAGTTATGGCTTTGAAATTGATAGGTTTGTTTATAAAGACGCAAAAGAAAAAATGTTAAAAAATATTCAAATGGGATTCCTTACAACAACAGGAAATGGAAATGGTAAAAGAAATGATGCCGAAAAAACGCAAAAGTAAAATCAGCATAAGAGAAAAAAATATCAAAGTAACTACATTGATGGCGTATTGGTCGAGATGTATCAAAGCCAGAGATAAAAAATGCGTATATTGTGGAAATAAGAAAATAGAAGAATTAGAATCTCATCATATCAGAAAAAGAGGGCATTCAGCAGTTAAATTTAGACTTGATAATGGAATTAGTCTATGTAAACCATTTAAAGGTTGCGAAGGGCATTTAAAAGCGCATAATACTTATGAAATGAAAGAGTGGATTAAGGATTATATCGGAAGGGATTTATACGAGGAATTAGATAGATTGAGTTATCAGGTAAAAAAATGGAGTCCTCTCGAAAAGCGAGAACTATTAAATTACTTTAAGGAGTATTTAAAGGAGAATGAAAATGGGCAGAAACAAAACTTATAAAAGTTTAATGACTTTAGACGAGGCGATTTTATTAATAGATGGAACGTTTGACGGATATTATGAATGTATGGAATACAGAAAAAGGGGGAATAAAAAACTATATCCCAAGACTACTATGAAAGCAGATAAAAAAGCATTGATTGCCAAAATAATGGAATGGGAATATAAAGCTGGGTTATTGGATTATATTAATCCTAAAAATAGAAAAAAAATAGAAGGGGAATATCAAGTAAGCCGAGCGGAAAATGATGAAATGATTGGAATTATATTAAGCGGTGTGAGGTAGAGTAAAATGAAATATGAATGGTTTGTTCCAGATAGAAGCAAGAAAAACTTTTATATAACAATATCTGAACGCTGGGTGACGTTTCCTAAAAGAGTATTAAAATTTATGAATTATCCTGATTATATAAAAATAGGAGTTATCGGTAATAAAGTAATATTTCATACTTGGAGTGGGAATAAACTAATACCGAGCAAAGAAGATGAAAATGCCTTCAAGGTTAAAAGAGGTATTTTTGGTAACTATACAATATATTCCAGAAAGTTGATAAGATTTATTTCAAGTAGAATGATAAACTCTATTTTCGGGAAATACGAAATTAAAAAACATCAAATAAATAACGATGAATGGTATAACTATTATATTGAAATAGATAATAATCCATTTAAAGAAGGATAAAAAATGAATAAATTGATTGAAACTAAAAATAAAACAAATATCCATGATAAGGTAATCGAACTTAAAAAAGACATAGAAAGAAGTTTTATTAAAATGGGCGGATATCTTAAGCTTATAAGGGACGGGAAATTGTACCTTGAAAAAGGTTGTACGACATTTGAAGAATACATCGCAATTCCGGAGCTTGCTTTAAATCGTAGTACAGTCTATGCTATAATAAATGTATTCGAAACGTTCTTTGAAAAGTCTAATCAATCAGACATAGAGGGGTTAACGGAAATAGGATATTCCAAATTAAACCGTATATCCCAATTCAAGGGACAGCCAGATTTCGACGAATGGATTTACAAAGCCAAAACATTAAGTTTGAGTGATTTGGGGGCGGAAATCAAAGAAACCAAAGGAATATCCGAAAATCTAAGCTCAACAAAAAGCGAAGACAAAATAACAATGGAAATAACTTGCCCTTTTTGCGGTAGGAAGTTCGATTATTTAGTAAAGGATAAATCATGAGAGAAAGTACATGGACTCAACATGAACTAAATTATTTAGAAAATTACTGGGGAAGAAAAACATTATCCAAAATAGCCAAATCATTAAACCGTTCTAAGGTTGGAGTTTTTATAAAAGCCAAAAGACTAAAGTTAGGGGCAAGTACCAGAGCAGATGAATTTATGACCGCAAGGCAGGCAAGCTTGATGTTGGGAATTAAAGACAGTCAAATAGTTTTAAGGTGGATTAAACTAAAAGGATTGCCCGCCAAAAAAAGAGAAATGTTATTAGGGAAAAAATTCTGGATGATAAAACACATCGATATGTTAAATTGGTTAGAAAATAATCAAGAAAAATTTGATTCCAGAAAAATAGATTTTTATGCTTTAGGAAGTGAACCAGAATGGTTACAAGATAAACGCAAAAGAGACAAACGATTACCCAGAAACAGATTTAAAAAATGGACTCAATCAGAAAATAATTTACTGATGATACTTTATCAAAAGGGGAAAAGACAAAAAGAAATCGCCGAAATGTTCGGAAGGTCTGTAATGAGTATTGAAAGGAAAATAAATAGATTAAAAAGGAAACTAAATGCCTGAAAAACCAGAAGAACAAAATAAACTAAATATCCGACAATTAAAATTTATAGATGGACTTTTAGAAGGCAAAACACAAAAGAAAGCCTATATAGATGCAGGGTACGAAACCAAAGACGATAATGTAGCTATGGTAAACGCTTCACAATTGCTAAGAAATCCTAAGGTAGAGGAAGAATTAGACAGAAGAATAGAAGACTTAAAATCCAGAAATAAATTAAGGTTGTATCGAATTAGTGAAGCCGCACTCCAAAGGTTGGTTAGTATCTTACAAAGCGATGAAAAAATAGCAGATAGTAACGTAAAAGCTGACCTTATAAAATATGTATTAGATGGTGTTGGATTAAAGCCAGCCGAAGAACACAATCTCAACGTTAAAGGCAAATTAGAAACCAATTTATCAGAGGAAGAAAAAAATGAAGTTATTAGACTTGCCTTCGAATCACTTGCAAATATGTCTGGAAAAGATAAGAAAAAAGATTGATGATGAGCCATGGTATTTAAGCAAAATACTTTATCCGGATTATGAATTTAAAGACTTTCATGAAAAATGGTTTTATGATGCTTTAACTCCGGAAGAAGATTTATGTTTAGGACCAAGAAAATCAGCCAAGACTACTGTAAAAGGAATGTCATATATCTACAAAATGGCAAAAAATCCTAATATCCGTTTAGGCATATCCTCCGATACTGAAGGACAGGCAATACATTTTGCTTCTGAAATCAAACTTCAATGTGAAAACAATAAAATACTTACAGCATTATATCCTCAATTAATGCCAACCAGAAGATGGAGTGAAAAGGAATTCATTATAGCAGGGGCAGACAAAATACAAAAAGGCTCTACAGTTACAGCATTTGGATATTCAAGTTCAATAACAGGATATGAATTTGATGATATATTGATTGATGACGTAGTAGATTTAGAAAACTCCCGGACACAATACCAAAGGGATAAATTGGAAAACTGGATTGGAATGACTTGTATTCCAATGTTGGTTAGAGGAGGAGTAATAAAGTGGAATGGCACTCGCTATCATGCTGACGATATGTATGGAAGATTGTTAGAAAGAGGAGTAAAATATAATAAGGGAACAAACAAAGCCATTCTGGATAATGGGGAATCATATTGGCCAGAAGTTTGGAGTATTGAGAAATTGCTTGATATTAAATCCAAAATAGGCTCAATGAGATTTAATGCTCAATACCAGAATGATGTAACCCTCATGAAACAAGGCTCAATCTTTAAGCGTGAATGGTTTAATTATTTTAAAAAAGACGGAGAATATTATGTCCTAACCAACGGAAAGCGAATCCCAATTAAAGACATCGCTTTCTATCAGACTTGCGACTTAGCATTATCCAAAAAAGAAACAGCAGATTATTTTGTAATTTTGACTTTCGGGGTAGACAAAGAAGGGAATATCTACATCACCAACCTATTAAGAGGAAGATTTAGCTGGGCTGAACAAAAGAGACTAACTCCAGAACACTATCGCAGAAACACACCTTTGAATTGGTTAGGAATAGAATCAAATCAGTATCAAGCGGTGTTGGCTGACGAAATGAACACACTTACCGATATATCAATTAGAAAATTAGACCCTGTTGGTGATAAGGTAACCAGAGCAAACTCCATGAGCGCAAAATTCGAAACAGGAAAAGTATTTATCTGGAATAAACTCCCGCAATTAGATGAATTTGAAGATGAACTAACAACCTTCCCGGAAGGCGAACACGATGATATGGTGGACTGCGTAGGGTATATTCCGCAATGTATGAGGAAGAAAAGACCAAAAGTATATGTTAATGTGTAGGAGGAAAAATAAAAGCTCAAATTAGACTTACTATTGGGAGATTTTGTAGAAACTAATATTGTTACATTCAATAATTGGAAAAATTGAAATATGAAAGTATTTTAAAGTTTAAGGGGGAGCAAGATGTTAGCAAGGCAAATAAGCGAGGAAATGAAATACTTAATCAAAGAACGTTATCCAGAAGAAGATGTCAAAGAAAGAATTTTCAGGAAATATGGAAATGTTGACCAGTTTGGATTTTGGTATCAATGCTGTTATAATAGTGTATGTGAAGAGATGGGAATCAACTTGAAAGCCGGAGAACGATTAAAGCCAAAAAAAGTTAAGTTGAAAACAGGGAAGGTAAGAAGATGAAAACTTACAGAATATTGAAAAAAGATAAACAGGCAAATATGATGACTATATTAGATGGGAAAGTAAAATATGATGATAGGATAATTTATTTGAATGTAGATGGATTTACAAGAGATATGCTTTATATCAGGGACAGAGCAGGCAAAACAACAGAATTAGATAAAATTTTAAAAGAGTTAGAAGAAAAAGGTTGTAGAAAGGAGGTAGAGAATGAGCAAGTGGACACCATACGCAGTAGTAACTACCAAAGGGAACGCAGTTAAGACCGATGTGTTAGAAAATTACACTACATCACAAAGCAAACAACTGCAAAAAGAATTATTTACTGATGCCCAATATACCAAGGATAATTTAGTTAAGCCATTATATGAGCCGTTGACTATGGCGAAATTAATGGAAATAAATACCTATCATATGCGAGCTTGCAGAACAAAAGCTGAAGATGTTGCAGGAAATGGCTGGAGATTAACTCCAATAGTAGAAAATCCGGACAAAAGCCAGAAAGAAAAAATAGAGAATTTTATCAACCACCAACCGATACCTTTAGAAGAAACACTTAAAAAGCTACAGTTAGACAAAGAATCAGTAGGTTATTTTGCTATGGAAATAGCCAGAGCATTCAATGGATTTGATGGAGAGGTTGACTTAATCAGCCACATACCGGCACATACTATCAGGATACACAATTCAGGGAACAAGTATTGCCAATCACGAAACAATAACAAAGTCTGGTTTAGGAATTTTGGATATGAGAAAGATATAGATTCAGAAACAGGTAAAGAAACAGAAGGTAAATTAGACAAAGATAAAAGAGCAAATGAAGTTATATGGAATACAAATTATACACCAAGGTCTTGCTTTTATGGAGTGCCAGATGTTACATCAGCAATAGGGGCAATCACGGGAGATATTTCGAGGAGAGATTATAACATAGCTTTCTTTAGCAATTTTGGAGTGCCGGCATACTTGGTAAGCATAAGCGGAGATTTTGACCCCGGTGAGATTGACCCGAAAACAGGCAAAACTCCAATGGTGGAGAATATTGAAAAGAAATTTAAGGAATTAGTCAATAATCCGCAGAGTGTTTTGATTCTAACTATTCCAAAAACCGAAACAGGGCAGGGGAATATAGAAATCAAAATCGAGCCGTTATCAGCAGAAGTGAAAGAGGCAAGTTTTAGACTATACAGGAACGACAACAGAGATGAAGTTATAGCCGCTCACGGTATGCCACCTTACAGAATGGGAATATATGAAACAGGAAGTTTAGCAGGAAACCTTGGAAGAGAATCAACTGTTATCTATTATTCGAGTATCATTCAACCAAGGCAGAATGTTTTCAATCACATCTTTAATCAGCAGATTTTACCGACTTTGGGGATTACAGATTATTATTTTGAATTGGAAAGTATTGACCTTACGGAAATAGATAAAGATGTTGAGAGATGTGTAAAGTTATTATCAGTAGGAGTAATGACACCGAACGATGTAATCGAATATTTAGGTGATTATTTCGGGCTTGAAAAAGATGATGATAATTTAGCGATGACATTCCATTATATAAACGGACAGCCGATTGATGCCGGAGGTTTGATTCCACAAAGCGAATTGACAAGCGTGATGAATGGCGTTAAAGATAAACTCATAGAGGGATTAATAAATTATGTTTCCAAAAATAATGACGGAAACCTTAATAGAGATAGAAGAATTACAAAAGCAATTTCGGACCTTGAAAAAGACATCAGGCAAATTGCAAAAGGAAGAAATTAGACTTTACCGGAAACTTCAAACTCTATTACATAAAAAGAATAAGGAAATTTTAGCC